TTCTATTGGGATCGGTTTACATGGGCCGCCCGGAACCGGCAAAACATCTCTGATTAAAGCCATCGCAAATTACACGAAACGCCATATTATTTCCATTTCGTTGAAACAGATTAAAACCAAGAAACAACTTGACAATGTATTTTTTGAAGAAAGATATAATACGGACAATAAAAAGGGAAGTATCGCATTTGATAAGAAAATAATTGTATTTGAAGATATTGATTGTATTGGTGACATCGTATTAAGAAGAGATAACAAAAAAGAAGACGCATCTACTTCCGGATTAGGAAATAAACTAAATTACAACAAGTTGACTACGAATTCAATGATAAATGTCGGTGACTTATTAGAAACACTTGCTACCAGTGAACATACTGAAAAAATAATAATGCCAAACATGCCGCCTACTGAAGAACCTATCACTTTGGATGACATCCTCAATTTGTGGGACGGTATTCGCGAAACACCCGGCAGAATTATGATTATTTCGTCCAATCATTATTATGATTTGGACCCGGCACTGATTCGTCCGGGGCGCATTGATATAACAATGGAACTATCCTATGCTAGTCGACAAATTATTGGAGAGATGGTTCAACATTTCTTCAAACGAACAATAGATGGAGATGTACTAACAAAAATCGAAGACAAATTTTATTCACCGGCTGAAATTGTTAATATATACTTGAACCATAAAAACGATTATAATACGTTTCTAGAACGACTTGTACTGAATAAGCATGTTTAAAATATTTAGAAGAAAATACCAAATCCTCTTTTGGTTTTAGTTTTTGTCTTTCGCGTTTTGTTCTTGTTTCTCTGTGTTTTAGATTTATTCTTATTTTTATCTTTTTTATGCTTCTCTTGTTCTTTTAATCCTTTTATATCTTGTGGGCGATATCGTAAAAACCATTCTTCAAATTCGAGACTATTTCTTTTGCTCTTGAGTTCCATATATTTTTCCGATTTTTCTGCTCGCATTTCCTCAATGGTTTCTTGATGGCCTACGCAATTAAGACTAAAACGTTTTAATAGCCCTCTTTGCGCTAATCTGTTTTTCTCTTGAACCATAAACAAATAATTCGCCATACATAAAATACGGTCCTTGTCGTAATAGGGTCTATCCGCATATAAAAATGCTAACCAAAAACTAAGCATAGTATCAATGGTTGCGATTTTAACATCATATCCATCGTGTTTAATTACATTATAGCTATGACATGCTAACGGTTTATAAATAAACGCAACCGTATCTTTGCCGACTCTTATTTCGTAATGAGGCGCGATAATCTCACCTACTCCCGGACGCTCAATTATTTTCACATTTTTAACACCAATGTCAGCTAAGCGTTCTTGAACAATTTGCGCAGTTAACACGGGTTCCTCAGATAAAACATCAAAATCGGGTATTTTCTCCAATTGGTGACGCAAGTGTTTCGGCATATAATGTGAATACATGGATAATGCGTAACCTCCAAAAAATACAACACCTTGATCCATTAATGTTTGTTGAATGGACTCATATATTTCGTCCGCATGCTCTGTATCCGTCATTTCACGCTGAAACTCAATATGAGAGCATTGTTTACCCATTAATGGGTAATGTTTATTCAACAATATTAGCCGTTTTAATACTTTTTCCCATCGACTCACATCTCCCGCTGGCCTAGATAATTCTAAATACATTCCCATTCGAAGTAAATTGGGAGGCGCGTACAAAATACCAGCAACACGTATGGCCTCATTTTTAATTGCTTTGAATAAATCCTTGGGAATATATGTTAAATCTGCTACGGGAATAAAATTAACAAATACTTTATAGGTGCCGTGATGTTGACCCGATTTGGCTTCTACTTCTTGGAACCCATTTTCTAGATATATGTCTACGAGCTCTTTCGCGTCGTCGAGGGCTGTAGAGCTATAAAAATCATAATCTGGAATTTCAATATCTTTGTTATAGAATTGATCTTGTTTTGGCAATATAGCATTGATAGCAGTACCACCATAACAGACCAACTGTTTTCTTCGCAAGAAGTTTTCTACAATGCTTATAATACGTTTTACTTCCGGGGAATTCGCAACTTGCTTGCCTTGTATTTCTTCTGCGCTATCTACTGCTTGACGTAAAATGGCGAGTTCACAATCGCCAAAACTTAACCCATTACATATTTTATCATTTTTTGTATTTCTCATTATATATTATCACAATATTTTTTATAAGTTATTTAAGCAAATAACTTATAATCCATTTCCATTATAAGCCTAAAATATATTAACGCACTATTTCTCTGGTACTGGTTCATAATGTCCGCCGGTCCAATAAATCTGGATGGTTTTATTGTAAATGCCGGATGTTGGTAAAAACTCTATATCTTTATTAGGACCACGTCTTGCGTATATCCTATAATTCTTTACAATGATACGTAATTTCCATATATTACATGCGGCTTGAATTTCAATAGCACCGCCCCACGTACTTGGTAAACGCATTTTCCTTATATAATTAGATTGCTCAAAGGAAATGACTGTGGTTGTATCCAACCCCGAGATAATCGGTTTATTTTCTTGTAAATAGTCGCATATTTTTTGACGAATTGTGTAACTATCTTCCCCAATAAAATGTTGTAAACTGTTAAAAAGACAGCTCATATACTGTGTTTATAAAAGAAAAACCACAAAAAATATTACTAACAAATACAAATACAAATACAAATACCAGTAACAGTAATTTAAATGTCGAATTTGTAAAAATCGGATTGAACTGTGCGTGTAGCATATGAAAGAGCGGGATTTTGTTGCGGCGGCAAAGGAATCGTAATCGGAATATAGCGTAACTTATCTGGTTTCAATACAAAAGCATGCGCATGGTCGTCAAAGTAAGCATCATTTGTTTCCATATTTTCATCTACTAATGGGTAACGCATTGCGACGAGTTGACATCCCGTTTCTACGACAGCATTAAAGTATGGATTTATGGGGTCAGCACCAGCATTGGGTAAACAAATGGTCATATTTTGTCTGTTATACTCAATCAAATCGGTAGCACTAATGTTCATTGTTTCAATATCCGAATAACGAATTGCCTTCATAAATACAGAGTTACTTGTCATGTTAATAAATTTATAGAATTCGGGGACCTCCAAATAACTCGTATTAATCTTCTCCATAATGATCACGACCTTTCCTAGCAGTTTTTGTACTTCCACTGCGCCAAAATTCTGTCCATTATATTCCGAATCGTATTCTTTTCCAAGTAGAATGCTATCATAGCTTTTCAATAGTACAGCAAAATTCTTGTACATTTCTAAATGATTACTTTTTATACGTAAGTGAATAATAATGGGGTCTCTAGAATTAGGAGCCGTAGAAGTAGAAAAGGCATAATCACGAATGACATTCATTACATCTGAAAAATTGACATAATTAAACGTCTCCTTGACATGATAGTTATCAATCGTCGATGTAGCGACTACGGGCTGGTCATTGATTGAATAAATCTCAAAGTCTAAGCCTCTTACGCCTTGCTTTAACAAATCCTTCATGATTTGAATGTCAACATAATCGTTTTTGTAACTGCCACCGCTGCAACAATTATAAGCCGTTTTAATGTAGTAATCGCGCAAGGAGTAATTATTAGGGGAATCCGCAATTGATTGTATTTTTCCATTTAAATCGCCATATATAGTATCCATTGTTCTAACCTCTTTACCTCTTAATGATGATACATAAAAGTAATAGACAATAATGATTATTAATATAATACATGTCAAAGCATACCATAATAATGTTTCGCTTACCGCTGAATTATTCTGAAATGTTGAAAGTATTTTTTGCGTATCTACCATATTATATTATATAAATAAAGAATTAAAAATATATTTATATAATTATAATAATAATATGAGTGGCGGTGGATTAATGCAACTGGTCAGCCAAGGACAACAAAATATTGTACTAAATGGGAATCCCTCTAAAAGCTTTTTTAAAGCAACTTATCATAAATACACTAATTTTGGTCTACAAAAATTCCGTGTTGATTTTGAAGGTTCCAAAACATTACGATTATCGGAAGAATCCTATTTTACATTTAAGATTCCTCGATATGCCGATCTATTAATGGACTGTTATTTATCCGTAACATTGCCCAGTATTTGGAGTCCCATTTTACCACCTCAGCAAGTTACCGAAGAAACTACTGCGCAAGGATTAGGCAATATTGAACAATGGGCGCCTTATGAGTTTAAATGGATTGAAAATATTGGTGCGAAAATGATTAGTAAAATTCAAATTACTTGTGGTAATTATACACTACAAGAGTTTTCTGGTGATTATTTATTAGCAGCAGTTCAGCGCGATTTTAACAATGCTAAAAAAGGATTATTTGACACGATGACTGGTAATGTCCCGGAGTTAAATGACCCGGCCAATGCGAACTCACGTGTGAATTCGTATCCGAATGCTTATTATACAAGTGATTTAGCTGGTCCGGAGCCATCTATTCGTGGGCGAGTTCTGTATATTCCGTTAAACGCTTGGTTTGGTTTGAAATCTCAAATGGCATTTCCTTTAACATCTCTACAATACAACGAACTTCATATCAATATTACATTTCGACCAATTAATCAATTGTTCGCAGTCCGTGATGTATTCGATGCGACAAACAATTATCCATATGTGGCGCCTAATTTCAATTTGTGGTATATGCAGTTTTATCGGTTTTTACAGCCGCCTCCAGATGTTAGCGTAGCAATCGACTCTTATAGTGACCAAAGAACGCTGTGGAATGCTGATATTCATTTGAATTGTACCTATGGATTCTTATCCAATGACGAGGAGAGACTCTTTGCGCTACAAGAACAAAAATACTTGATAAAACAAGTACATGAAACGAAGTTTCCCAATGTTACCGGACCAAATCGCGTAGATTTGGATTCTATCGGTATGATATCTAGCTGGCTCTTTTATTTCCAGCGAAGTGATGTAAATTTAAGAAATGAATGGTCCAATTATACGAATTGGCCATACAATTATTTGCCATTGAATGTAGTTCAAGCGCCTACATCTGGCAATTATACTGTTTATCGTACCCAATCGGGTCAACTTGTGCCCGTTTCCATTGGTCCCGGTGTCAATCCAGATGGAACCTTAACGGGTCTTGTTATTAATCAAACCTATAATTTACAAAACGAAAAGTTTATATTGGTAGCACTAGGTATTTTATTAGACGGTTCTTATAGAGAAAATATCCAACCAGCGGGCGTTTACAATTACATAGAAAAATATATTAGAACATCCGGTAATGCGCCAGATGGCCTTTATTGTTATAACTTTTGCGTACATAGCAATAATTCAGATTTACAGCCTTCCGGTGCGATGAACATGAGTCGATATAATCAGATTCAATTGGAATTCACAACTGTGGTTCCACCATTAGACCCATTAGCTCAAAGTTTAACCATTTGTGATCCCGAAACCGGCAATATTATTGGTATTAATAAACCCACTTGGCGCATTTATGATTATAATTTCGATTTACATCTATTTGAAGAGCGAATCAATATTGTCAACTTTATTGGTGGAAATGCCGGCCTATTATATGCTACTTAAAATAGCTACAATAATTACAATAATTATGATAAATAAGCATTAGATGCGGGCGGAAGCGTCTCATAAAATGTACCCGTTTACTTATTGTGGTGGGATATTTTATTCTCTATTTCAAAAGGTTTGCTATTTGGCGTATCTATAATCGCTTGAGATATGCCTTCACTATACTTGTCGTATGACTCCCTTTTCTTGTTATAAAGTTGTAATCCATCATTGAACGATTTTTGCCATAAATCAACGCCCAAATACGGTTTTTTTATTTGCGCATTTTTTGACCCCGGAGTCGCTTCAGCAAAATCTATACTGTGACTGTCATAACCAATACCAGTAGTTAACGGACTATATTGAAGTCCTTGTGGACCAAGTTTTCCACCGTCATCATAAGGTGCTACAACCATTGTATCGCTGGCAGTTAGTGGAGTAGGTCCGGGATTACAACCTTGACAATCGACGTCAGATGTACATTGAGTGCGGCTGATTGCGCATTGGGCTTGAGGGCCACAAAAATTCTGACAACTTAATTTGTTAGTAAGAGGCAAATCGACTGTATGGCTATATAAAGGAGAATTCAGATTATCATAATGAATTTGCGCATCTTTTGGAAAAGGATAGAGTCTCTCTATGTAACGTTCGAAATTAGTTAGGCCTTCTCTTTTACAAATGAGATTATTCACAATTAAGTAACTACCCCATTGTATGATTATCCATAAAAGCAATAAACAACCTATAATATATATAATTAGTACTTTAGTGCTCATTATATATACTGTAATATAAAAGTTTGTATACAAATGTAATCAAATGTAAGAAAAATGACTAAATAATTGTGATTTTATTTGTATTTTTTAATATACATTTATTATAATGTCAACAACCGATACAAGTTCTATTGATGATAAAAAGAATGATAGTACTGGAGCCTCTAATGGAATAGATATTAAAGGATTCTTCAAAAACTATATTAGTAGTATACTTTTTACCATTATTATTAGTGTTTTTATTATTGGAAGTCTGGGTCTATATACAACAAAAGTTGCGCAAGCTAATATTTTACCAGATGACATAAATTTAGCACCTTATACCAATTTATATCGTCCAGTAGAAGAAATGCCTATAGACATAAATATAAAACGTGCGAACATATTTTTTACAAGCAATGACGATGTTTCCCAAAAAGCACAATTTTTAACAGCTAATTTTTTAGCAAGCTTTAAGAATTCTTTTATATGTAAATTAAAGACATATTCGTCTCCTAATGCGAGCTGGTTCTCAAATGGAACCCAATACTTTTCAAGCGTTTACGATAGCATGTGTGCTGTAAATTACTGGGCAATTACAACCATATTTTATTATTTGAGTTTCCTACCAGAACCGTTTATTATGTTATTGTATAGTTTTTTCGGTATATTTTTATGGATTGGTTTGTATTTTTTTAATATTTGTACTTGTTTAGCGTTTCATTTCTTCCATATACCCCAACTAGTAAGAAACGCGCACAAAAACAATCGTGATGAATGGCAAGCACAAGCAGACATTACATTCTTTAATTGGAAAACATTATTTTTAGGTATATGGTTTATTCCGGTGATTATTTCGGTTATTCTCTTCCCCATTTTTAATACCATTTATGGAATTTTAACTCCTTTAACTGCGACTTATAAAATAAAAGGGGATAAATCATCACAGTCCCATGATTTTTGGGACTTTTTAAAAGATACATTTATGTATAAAAAACTATTTTTCCTCGTTTTAGCAACATTTAGTCTTATTTCAAATGGGTCGGCTTACCTAGGACCATCGTCATTAATATATATTATTATTGCGATTGTTGTCGCATATTATATGGGTATTTACAATAGCGACATTCCTAGTAGCGGAACTGATAATTTCACTTCTGGAATTAGACAGCATGTTAAAATAGCAAAAATTGGAAAGATAGACCCTAATGTCACTATAGATATTTGTACACCACCGGCTAAAGAAGGTGGTAGTAGTAGTAGTAGTAGTACAGTAACTTCTGAAAAGAAACTATTAATCCCACTTGATGAAATAAAAGCTGATTTCCAAAATACACTAACAAATGATACGACTAGTGAACCAATAAAAGAAATTGAATTACAGCCAATAAAACCAAAAGAAACATCAATAGAAACTGTAAAACCAGTAGAAACAATACCAAAAGAAACACCAATAAAACCAGTAGAAACAATACCAAAAGAAACACCAATAAAACCAGTAGAAACTGTAAAACCAAAGGAAATTGAATTACAGACAATAAACCCTATTACAAACACTACAACAACCGTAACAAAGATAGAACCGGCAGCACAACCTCAGCCAGTTTTTACAAACAATCAAGTAGGCGATGAACAATTAGGTGGAGGGAAAAGGGTTAAAACAAAGGTAAAACC